AAACCTATGATTTTTCAGGGTGGGCTACTCGGAACAATCTTCGCTGCTCGGATGGCCGCATTATTATGCGTGATGCTTTCCGGGATAACGATGGAATGACCGTTCCGTTGGTATGGAACCACCAGCATAACGATCCGAATAATGTTCTCGGCCATGCACTGCTTGAGAACCGTGATGAGGGCGTATATGCATATTGTAAATTTAATGATACAGAGTCCGGTCGGAATGCGAAACTTCTTGTAGAACATGGCGATGTTTCTGCGCTGTCGATTTATGCAAATAAACTTCGTCAGCAGGGATCGAATGTTCTTCATGGTGCGATCCGGGAAGTAAGCCTGGTTCTTGCCGGTGCTAACCCGGGTGCATTTATCGACTCTGTGATGGCTCATGGCGAATATTCTGATGAAGAAGCCATTATTTATAGTGGTGAAGAAATTGATTTCGCACATGCTGACAATGAACCGAAGGATAAAGATAATTCCGAGGAAACTGTTGGCGACGTTTTTAACACTTTAACCGAAAAACAGAAAGCTGTTGTTTACGCAATGATCGGCGAAGCGCTTCGTGAGGGCCAAAAGAATGACGATGAAGACGAAGATGAAGAAAACGACGAAGAAGATGTAAAGCACAGTGATGAAGAAGGAGAAGAAGATATGGCAAATAATAAGACGATCCAGGATGTGCTGGATACTTTTGATGATGAACAGATGGCGGTACTCAATGCGATGGTCGGTGAAGCGCTCCGCGATGGTGCCAGCTATGCTGATGAACAGAGCGAGGAGGATGAATCAGTGAAGCATAATGTTTTTGAAGATGACTATGAATACGATGAAGTTCTGAGCCATAGCGATATGGAAGCTATTTTTGAAGATGCCAAACACAGCAACAGCCTGAAGGATACTTTCCTTGCCCATGGCATTACGAATATCGATTATCTTTTCCCGGATGACCGGAATGTTACTGATACTCCGCTGTTCATCAAACGTGATGATGGGTGGGTGTCCAAGGTTATGGGCAGCGTTCACCACACTCCGTTCAGTCGGATTCGTTCCCTGTTTGCTGACATCACTGCAGACGAAGCTCGTGCCCGGGGTTATATGAAGGGCAACCAGAAGAAAGACGAAGTCTTCTCCCTGCTGAAGCGCTCAACCACTCCGACGACTGTTTACAAGAAACAGAAGCTCGATCGCGACGATGTGGTTGATGTTACCGATCTGGATACGATTTCCTTCATGAAGAAAGAAATGCGCCAGATGCTGGACGAGGAACTTGCACGGGCTTACCTGCTTGGTGATGGTCGTCTGTCATCTTCCGACGATAAGATCAATGAACAGTGCATTCGCCCGATCTGGAAGGACGCTGACCTGTTCACCGTGAAGTTCCCGGTTGTTCTGACTGCTTCCGCTACCGATGACGATAAGGCGAAAGCTTTCATCAAGGCTTGTGTGAAATCTCGAAAGCTTTATAAGGGCTCTGGAAATCCCACCCTGTTCACCACGGAAGATATGCTGACCGCCATGCTTCTGCTTGAAGATCTGAATGGTCGTCTGATCTACGACAGTGTTGAAAAGCTTGCGACCGTTCTTCGCGTTAAGGAAATCGTTACCGTAACTCCGATGGAAAATCAGACTCGTTATGACAGCAACAATAATGAACTGGTTCTTGCCGGTATTTATGTCAACATGAACGACTATAATGTCGGTGCTGATAAGGGCGGTTCTGTCAATATGTTTGATGACTTCGACATTGATTTCAATGCTCAGAAGTACCTGATCGAAACCCGCTGCTCTGGTGCGCTTACCGTTCCGTTCTCTGCTGTTGCGCTTGAATTTACAACTTCTGCTGATGCAGATCCGAGTATCGAGAACGATACTGATCACGGTTTCCCTGGTTGATAAAAAATCAAAATGGCAAGATATAGCGGGAAGATAGGCTTTGCTGTTCAAAAGGAAACAGCTCCCGGGGTATGGACTGAAAAGATTATTGAACGTATCTACTATGGAGATGTGCTTCGCAACAGCAGACGCCTTCAAAATTCCGGAGATCTGAATGATGATATTGAGATCTCAAATCGTCTGAGCATTATCGCGGACCCCTATGCTTATGAAAATTTTCATGCCATGCGGTATGCAGTTTTTATGGGCTCTAAATGGAAAGTAAGTGATGCCGAGGTGGAATATCCTCGGCTAATTTTATCATTAGGAGGTCTTTATAATGGCTGACCCTGTTGATATTTATGAAAAGCGACGCTATGAGCTGCATGAGATCCTGAAAGATATTTTAGGCAGCTCAAATGTATATTTTCAGCCACCTTCAAATGTTCGGATGAAATACCCCGCGATCGTATATACCCGTACGTCAATAGAGCCGATACGGGCAAGTAATGGTGTACATAAAATGACACCAGAATATGAAGTAGTTGTAATCGATTCAAACCCTGATAGCGCCTTAGTATATAAAATCGCGACACTTCCAATGTGCCGGCATACACATCACTATGAACAGGATAATTTGAATCATGACACTTTCAGACTTTATTTTTAATTTATAAGGAGAATATATTATGGCGAAACTTGTTTGGGATGCTACTGGTGCAAAAACTTACGAAACCGGTCTTGATCATGGTGTTCTTTATCCTATCACATCTGCCGGTACTTATACCCCTGGGGTTGCCTGGAATGGTCTTTCTTCTGTTAGTGAAAGCCCCTCCGGTGCTGAAGCGAATGCTATCTACGCGGATAACATTAAATATCTGAACCTGTATTCCGCTGAGGAATTTGGTGCGACCATCGAAGCTTATACTTATCCGGATGAATGGGCTGA